CTATCCTTGGAGGAAATCTCATGGAAGCGTTTCTGAACTGGTTAGCTGACTCCGTTTTGTCTCGCCTCATTTTTATTAGTGGGGTGGGGGGTCCGGTGAATAATATCATCCGGATCTGTGAGTTTCTCGTCAACTTCGCTTGGTTTATCAGGAAAGTCGCTCTTGAAGTTCAAAAACTTCTCGACGAACTTTACCTGCCGGATGGGTCACGTCGCGAAGACGTTTCCCTTTCGGCTGGGCGGTTGCTTCAGCTTGCTGATGCAACTCGTTCCTGGTATTCTAAAGCTAAGCATGATTGGGACTCACACATCGCTTAGTCATTGGTTGCTAAGCGGGCCCTTGCTGTTATGGCGAGGATTTGTCCGACGTGCAGCCTCTACCTTTCGTTTCCCATACCCTATCGTTTAACAGTTGTAGCGAGGTTATCATGTCACTCCGAATTCGTTCTAGTTCCGGTCGCCGTGTCGTTGAGACAGGCATCGGGTTCCAGTGCGACGTTGTCGTTGACAGCGGCGTTAATTCTGGGATTTACTACAACGATTTACTCCTTGACTACTTCAGACACGGCATGTATGCCCGTGCTGGGGTCCAGGATATTTCGAGGGTCTTCGGTTTCGACGACTCTGATGGAGCTCCGCTTGACTATCTTGTCCAGCGAAAGCCCGTCATAGTTACTGACACCGAATTGCATAACCAGAAGTCCTATGGTTCGTTTTTCCAGAACCTACAGACCTTTGGCCGCGTGCTCGGTGGTGGTTCCGTTCTTACGGTTCCATCTCGCGAACATGCCATGCGACACGATACCTTTCAAGGTGGACTAGTTACACATCAGCTGGGATCCTTCGAGACCTGGGATGACTATTATTTTTATGGTCATCCCTATCGTTCTCGCAGCACTAGTGGTTTAGTTTACCATTACTTTTATGTAACTGGTAAGCGTCCTAACCAGGGGTTTGTTTACTCCCGGTCGACGCCGGCATACACTATGTGTGTTGACGACCTTTTGGATTCTCTAAAGGGCCAAACCATTGTTTACTCTCACGCCGTGGGTACCAATCAAGTGATTTGTACTCTCTCCGACGTTTCCTACGACTCTTTTGAGTCTGGGTTGAGAGTAACCTACAACCTGAGAACTGACTACCCAGTCATCAATCAGGAGGCAGAGTGGCGTTCAACTCTAATCGTACCATTTTGGTATCCTACAGAGTTGACTGATCCCTCTATCGGCGTTGGTTACAGTGCCCAAGCGGCATTTGTCACCACCTTCTCTAACGTCGGTTGGTATCGTACCACCGGCGATCGAGTTGACTTTTCGGTTGAGTCTAGCTATCCTGGGAATTTTTGTTTTCCCACAGCTCTCTCAAACTGCGATGACGCTGATAGTTCTGATACGAGACCGTATGCTATTCAAGCGTGGACTGACTTATCCGCCGGGAGATTTTCCCGTCGGTTCGGTGAGGCCATTAATTCCGATTTCACGGAGCTTGCTCCAGCATCGTTGTTCTCGTCTGTGGATGCTTTTAATCAGTTGGAGGGCTATCTAGGCACTAACGTGCTCCAGAACTTAGCTAAGCTCCCAGGATTTATCGATAGTCTCCCAAAGCTTCGGGAGGCCGTCGACGTTCTTGGAAAACTAGCTAAGCGAGATCTTAATTTCGCGACTTTTCGCGAGATCTTAGACCTAGCCTCCTCAACTCATCTTCAGGCATCTTTCGAATGGCGGCCCTGGAGCACTATTCTTAATGAGTATGCTCCTAAGCTTGCTGCCACTTTCAGTGCTCTCGGATTACAACCCGAGCGTATTGTTGGGTATGGTTCGTTCAGGGCTGAGTTACATAATGTACTCGGCCGGACGGATGTGAATCTCACTGTCCGCACCAAGATAGTCTTAGTGGGTTCAGTTCCAAGCTGGCTCGCTACCCTCACAGGTATCGATGCCTTAGGCTTATTGCCGAAAGCGTCCAACTTGTGGGATTTAATCCCGTTCACATTCCTTGTGAACTGGTTCACTGGCGTTGGTGCCGCAATGCGGCGTGCAGAATCCTCCATCATACTGATGGGGCTGCCCGCCTATTACGTGCATACATTTGCCTTCACTAGTCCGTTTTCCACGGACGAGCTGCGACTCTTGCATGCTAGCAGCGATCGAACCAGTCCTCCTCTATTACGGTACTACATGCGTGACGTTACAACTATCACGCCTGCACCCCGTGACACGAAGTATGGTTTCGGTATACCTAGTGGTATTCCATTCATTGGGACCCTGGGGAGCCTTGCATATCAGCTGATTTTCGGCTGATATTCTATCCCGCCCTAGTTAGGGTGTATTTCAACGAAAGGTTGAAAACCATGTCGATTTCTTACTCTATCGACCACCTCTCAACGAGCGTGGAAGATGTGTCTGTTGAGGTGGCTCCGAAGTCGGAGTTTACCCTACAGAGCACCAGCACCGTAAATGGTGTTACTGAGACTTCCTATGTGTTGTCGTCTGGCGATAATGCCTATCCGGCAACTGTGACGTATCGGTCCGAAATTCAAAAGCGGGCCGCTGCGTTAGTGCGTCGTCTTTCGATGACGTTCTCAACATGGGCAGTCAAAGCTGACTCAGTCACGGGCATTGAGTTGCGATCACCAGTTAATCTGACAATCGCGATCAACGTGCCTGCTGACATGACTATTGAGGTTGCTGACCTCGACGATCTTATCGGTAATGCGTTCAGTTTTCTGTACGCTTCCGTGACCGCCAAGGCCCGCAGCACCGCATGGCTTCAAAAGATGCTATACGGCGCAACTCAGGTCAGTTAGAGGTGTATCCTGGGGTTCGTTTACGAACCTCGTCCGGCGTCTATGACTTCTCAGTCGATGACGCTTTTCTTGATTCTCTGAGCGTTCAGGGAGAAAACCGCGACCTTGTCGCGATCTTCGTTACTTCCTGGATTTCGCTCCTAGCGGATAGCCCACTCGATCCTCACCAAAAACCTAAGAAGACTGTTCGAAACTTTATTGAACAGATTCGTAGGGACGGTCTTAAAACCACCGTCGTGAGGTACTCCAATCTCGCTCATCAGATCGTTAAAAGTTCTACGATCTATGGCGCAGGCTCCTTAACAGGAGACTGGGTCGATGATATGAAGACCACTCCGGTCTTCTATGAGTATCATCGTTATTTCCAGACTGGAGATGTCAAGTTGTTAGACTATCTCTATACGTTCCTTAACTTCGGAAAGAAGTTAGATTACGTAGATGAGACGTTTCACTCAGTCGCCTTTCGCGGCTGGCTTGACATAGAAGATAAGCTACGTTCAATCATTTACGAAGAGAGGGATGTTTCGTCTTTACGACGTATCCTCTCAGCTGTTTTGCCTCCATTTCTTATTGAGGATTTCCGGCCCAAATTTGGTCCCGGGTCCGTCAGCGAGCGTGGTGTGCGTGGGCGCATAGGAAAAATTCAATCGTTTCCTTATGATCCCCTGATTGATCGATTCTTCTTCCATGGATACCTGGGAAGGTATGGCATGGGGGAAGATTATGGTCTTGTTCCATCAAAGGTCATTCCTGACCCCTGGACTTGGCCATACGCTAGAATTACAGAACGAATCGCGCGTCTGGCATTCGTGCCGAAAAATCTCAAAATCTCGAGATCTATCTGCATGGAGCCCAGCATCCTGATGTATTTTCAACAGGGTGTTCTCCGCGAGATTCTACGACTTTTAGGGAGTTCTCCTTTCTCGTCATTTATTGACATTAAGGACCAAGCGCGGAACCAGCAGTTGAGCCTTTATGGCTCGTATACTGGTGAAGTCGATACTATCGATCTTTCCGCAGCAAGTGACTCGGTAGGTCTTAGGTTAGTTCGCGGTATTTTTCCCGCGAGCTGGCTCATTCCTTTCCTTGTCACCCGATCCCACTCTGCTCATGGCCCTAATTACAGTGATGTAATCAGGCTAGAGAAGTTTGCTCCCATGGGATCAGCTTTATGCTTTCCGGTTCAGTGTATAATTTACACTGCCGTTTGCATATATGCCGCATGTCTATATGTTTTTGAGAATGAAACCGGCGACAGCTCCTCTTTTGAGGAGTGGCTGACCAAAGCGAATATACTAAGGGTAGTTCGTTCCTTTAGGAACGCGCCCGGTAAGATCGCAAATGGGTTCCAGCCTTTGGCTGTTTACGGTGATGATATCTGCGTCGACTATCGACTGACGCAGACCATCGAGGCCATCTTGAATCGTTTGGGCTTTGTTATGAACCGTGATAAGTCTTTCACTGGTTCACAGGCCTTTCGCGAAAGTTGCGGAGGGTTTTACCTGAACGGTCACGACATAACACCCGTGCTCTTCCGAGTACGTGGCGTCCGCAGAAAGGTAACTGCGGCGCATGTCGCTTCACAAGTCCAGCTCGCTAACTCCCTATATAAGGCCGGCCTTTATAACGCCGCGTCTTATCTTAGGAGATGCTTAGACGAGTGGGGTGGTAGGAAACTTCCCCTCCCCTATGTGACGGACGATCGCTGGTTTGGTCATTTGTGCAAAGAACCGCACAATAACCACCTAGTCTCTCGGGAATCCCCTAATACGGGCAACCCCAGGGACCCTTGGTACCAGAGATTGGAGCACCACGTTTGGACTATCTCGTATGACTCTAGAGAGTCTGGCGAAGGCGTCCAGCCTTCGCTTGATAACTACGAGTATATGAGGTGGTGGTCTTCCCGTGCTGGAAAGATGGCTGAGCCCTCAACAAGCTCAGTTTCCAGACACGATACGAGTGGTTCTCGGATACGTTGGAGATGGATACCAGCGTATCAATAACCTTG